TGTATCAAACACCAACGTTCAGCAATGAAATTCGTGAGATGGCAGCCATAATAATGCGGAAAAGGGTCATAAGGAAGATTCAGAAAACACTGAAAAAATCCACGACGATCCCGATTCGCATACAAGAGCTTTTGCATTAGGCGGAATCGGCGCGGATTAAGTTCGTCGTCGTTTTCAATGACTCGACAATTCCATGGTATTCGTATTGATTACACATTAACTGTATTACATATTATCCTATTTCTGAAGTCGAAAAATGTAAAAAAAATTTAAATAAAAAATTTAAAACCGAAAAAAAAATTGTAATACGATTTTGACAATTATATTAAAGCGATGCAAATAAATTTTTAGTTTATTTTTTCCTGTTTCTACTGTAAAAAAAAAATAATAATAAAAATTAAAATGCATGTACTAGATGCTCCAGTGGCAGCAGCAGTGGCAGCTATGGCTGCCACTGGACTATCCTAGAATTAATATAAAGCTATAATATTTCCCGTGGCTGTGGTCTTTTATTGATAACTCTTTAAAGAATATAATATATCTTAAAGAGGTATATATAGCATATAGCGATAGCTATATCGTTAAAAATATATAGCTATGGACATAGCCGTTAAAAGCTATATGGTTATTATAGGCATAGGCCAAGGTGGATTGGTAATGGCTGCCACACCCGCCACATCACGGCTGAGACACTTTCCGAAGGAATTTTGTCAGGTACCGGGGCTCATTGGATTCGTCTCGGCGAGATGAATCCGATGATAACAATTTCAACTGTCCAACATTTTGGGTTGGGTCACTACAGCCCCAAATGTAGCTTAAGCATGAGGCAGGTACTTTTTTCCCATAAATTAGGTATTTGCATGATAATTGGCTTACTGCGTGAACAGATTGAGACTCGTAGTACTTCCAAATCAAGTTCTGAGACAATAGGAACAAGAAGATTTCTGTCAAAGTTCCCTTCCCCCCCCCCCCCTCTATCGAAAAACCATATGATTGAAAAGTCATGACAAGTCCCCCATGTATGTGGGGTCAAAGTATTTGTATTGATAAGATGGAGTACCTTGGCAAGACGTCAACATATTTTTTCAACTGTAAGTATCGTTAATGTAATTATTAATTACTCGTAACTAAACTTTATCCAGCCGCTACCGTGATTATTCAAACTTGACTGCATACATATTCCCGCTCAGACACGAAAAACTTAAAATCCGCAATTTTCTATTCTCATTCTGTATAATTTGTCATAGCATATCGATTAGAGTACCATTTCATCGTTATTTTGTGATTAATCTTTGTTGATATTGCAATTAATCCAAAAAGGTGCTTTGAAACAAAAAAAAAAGATCGATTAGTAAGTTAAATAAAAATGTCACTGACACAATATCGATCAATTGATCGTCAACTTTACAAATTTTCTTGTCCGATTCGTAAATCTGGAGGTATCAATTATCCACGATACAGATATTTCTATGCAGCATTGTAACGGTTACATCACTCTATAATTTGTACAAGCGGTCACATAAGAGCGGCGTGACACAAAGTATAAAGTAATGTAATAGTCACTATGCTGCATAGGAATATTTACTCGGTATTTCTACCCGCTGCAGACGAATGAACCCGTCATAATGCATTTATCGCGCAGACGAGTGATTAAATTAACTATTCAAACTATCGTTGACAGCATCTGCGCATTTCAACATAAATTGCGCCTCGCGTAAGTGTCGATGACTTCTTTACGACTTCATCAGTTAATTAACTACGGTTGAACGAGTAGGCTATTTTAATCCCATTAAATGCTGCCAATGACGATAAGCAAAGGGCGTGGGGTTTAATGCTAATGTTCATTTAACGTAGTGCATTTTCCCTTCAATTGACTTTCGAATTTGGAGCTGATCGGAGCTCTCACAGTTGTGTGTTCGTGATAGTGTCTTTCGTGTTTCGGTAAGTGAACGTAATGACTTTGATTTATTGCAACTTTGACCTTAGAGCCTGGCGAGTGCTGTGTTGGACCCCGATTTTCGAATGTCACCTCGATCTTAGACTTTCAGCTAGCATTTAATTACGACAAAAAAAAAAACTTATATTTACCCATCATTCTTCTAAAATCTCAATCTTTCGATCGAACTTGTTGCAAAACTTCTCATTAAATTCAAATGAAAATGTGAATATTCGAGACTACGATAAAATCGATCGTCCAACTAAAAATTCCGATCGATCATCGGAGTAAAGGAAACGAATGTCAGTCTATTTATTTTGTCGTCGAACGTGATTTTTTTTTGTAATTCATTTACTCCTCCTTGTTTTAGCTCGTGAAACCAATGACAATGATAGGAAGAAATATGAACGCGGCTCAGAAGGCTCAGTTGGATGTTTTAGTTGTGAAACTCAATGATCTAAATGCCAGAATGCGTTACTTCAGAGCTCGTGATGATCTGACGATGCGCGAGAAAATAGTAATGGTAGCGTGTGTAATAAAGTCAAAGTGGTTCGTGATGAAAACACAAAGACTCTTGAAAACATGCAAACAGATGACGTTGCACGCTAAGGAGACTCGGCGTTAGGCGAAAAATCACCTTTCTCACATTTCACGAAATCTTTCAATGTTTAATTTCTTTCAAGACACTAATGTGAAATAATTAAATGATATTTTGTCGTTTACGATTGGTGCAGTAGTAGTAAGTAATGTAGAGACAAAAAAAAAAAAAAACATTCTCACGTCATTCGTATTATGGTGATTAAATTGTGAAAATGAACCATTTGGTTTCATTTGCAAGCCACTGATGAATTAATTTTTTTTCTTTAGAAAAAAAAATGATACCACGCTGGTTTACACACGAAGAAAAATTTCAAGTAAATATTCCTGTGCAGCATAGTAATGGTTACATTATTCTATAGTTTGTACAAGCGATCAGACACAAACTATGGAGTAATGTAACCGTTACTATGCTGCATAGGAATATTTACTTGAAATTTCTCTCCGTGCACGGTGATGTGGCGACTTTGGCTGTCATCTCTAGCCTTGATTTAACATAAAGCTATAGTATTTCCCGTGGCTGTGGTCTTTTATTGATAACTCTTTAAAGAATATAATATATCTTAAAGAGGTATATATAGCATATAGCGATAGCTATATCGCTAGGAATGTATATAGCTATAGGTACAGCCGTTAAAGGCTATATGATTATTATTACATATAGGCATAGGCCGAGGTGGACTGGTAATGGCTGCCACACCTGCCACATCACGGCTGAGACACTTCCCGTAGGAATTTTGAAATGTTTCAGGGCTCATTGAATTCGTCCCGGCGAGATGAATCCGATGATACCAATTTCAGCAGTCCAACATTGTGGCTTGGGTCACTACAACCCCAAATGTAGCTTAAGTATGGGGCAGGTACTTTTTCCCATAAATTACGTATTTGCATGATAATTGGCTTACTGCGTGAACATATCGACACTTGCAATACTTTCGGATCAAGATAAGTTCCTAAACAAGATGGTTTCCGCAAAAGCCTCCTCCCCCCCCTTGTCCATCGAAGATTGAAAAATCATGACAAGTTACATGTGTGTGGGTTCGTTGGATTTGTCTCGACAAGATGAAGTTCCCTGTGAAGATGTCCAGTGTCTTTGGGTAAAAATGTTAACAACTTGTTGTTAATCACTTGAATGTTTTTTTAGATCCATTCGATTCGGTCAAAGTAAGTATCTTGTAACGTTAAAAAGCTTGTTTATGTCAATCTCTCATTTATTTCACCAGGTCGAACGGGACAATCTCATTAGAAAACATATATATATATCTATATTATACATAAATATTATCTGTTTTTATAATTTGACCGGCAGAGCTCTTGTTAAAAAAATGCTATCATATCCCATGATGAAAATTAAATATGTGAAAGACGATTGGACACCTTCATCATCCGCCGATAACTCTTATCTACGTATTGACTTGGTCGTTAACTTGAATTTCATGCATAGTTATTCACCTATCTAGCGATCATATTCGGGTTCAACGCCCAGACGTCCTTTTGCGTCGACATCTATTCATCGAAATTCCATAAAAATACCTTTAACACTTCGATTGAGAAGATATTTCTTTGACCATCTATTATGCCTCTCAATAGAAAAATATGATTGCGGGCTAATGGATTTCTCTTCAGACCAATACCGAGGCTATTAACTTTATTTTTCTATGTAATTTTTCTGTGCTAACATTGTTTTGTCACATCAAAACCTGAGTTCATGAAGTTCATAATATTATTATATTTAAAGAGAGAATAAATAAACGAGATTTTCACCATTCGGTTTCAGGCTTTCGATCACTACGGAGTGCTGATGGATCTCTGTGTTTCATCGCTTTAAATGTAAGTACAGTGAACATATTTTTTATATTACTATTTCCAATACCTCGGAGGCCAATGCCGTCAATTGTCTGCATCGTAAACACGGACAATTTGTCACAATGCATGTCAATGACTAATAAAAAGAACTATTACAAGCATCGTAGACAAGACTCTCGGGAAATTAAAATTGCATCCCGCGCTCGTGTCAGTGACTTCTTAACGACTTAATTGGTTCGTTGCCTGTCGTTCGGCAGGTAATACTTTAATTCTTGGTACTGCAACAAAGAGCGTGGGTTTAAATGGTGAAGCTAGGATTGATGCACTTTTCCTTCAATTCACTCTCAACGTTCCATACAGCCGGAAGTTAGTTCAGTTCCGTGATTGTCTTTACGTGTTAAGTTAAGTGAGTGATGAAAATATTTTTCCGTCAGTTTTGGATTCTTTATACAGAGATCTAAAGGACCTGGACACAACTGTTAATGCCCAACCTAGTCGATCACCAATGTCAAACTTAAAGTCAAATCAGAGTCGACTGTTGTCTTTATCTAAATTTCTTATTTCACTATTAACCTTATGATCTTTCTTGTTTCAGGTTCTTCGAGTGATTTCAACGTCTATTGCAACTTGGCCGCTGTCAATACTCAAACTAAGGTCAAACTCAGGTTCATCGTTGAAGCTGCAGATTAACGTTCTCTTCGAGGTACGATCCTAATCATAATGATGAAGAATGGTTTAAATCAGGCCCAACAAGAAAAGTTGGATCAATTGTTGGAGAATCTAATTAACCTAAATTCGAAAATAGATAGCTTCAGAG